GTACCCGAAGAGATCGGAACCGTGGTGCAGGTGTCCGCAGTCGTCGTGGAACGCACCGCGGTGGAGGCCGTGACCGTGGTATTGACCGTGGCGTTATTCAGGAAGCCTGTGAGCCAGAGTTCCATGCCGCCGAAGGTGCGGCCCGTAGTGGCGCCGCCCGCGGTACAGACCTGGTTACGAGTGATGGCGTATTCCATATCGCGCTTCAACTCGCGCATCTTCACCATCGCACCGCGCGCGACTTCCGAGCCTCGACCGGCTTTCTTCACCGCCTCGAGAGTATCGGAGACCAAGAACGTCTTCGACATGATCTGCAGGAGGTTGCCGAACCGGCTGGGCGGGGTGAGCGAGGTGAAGGAGGCGTCATCGCCTTCCACCCCAATGTTCGCTCCAGCGGCTGCGAGCTGCTGTGCGAGCCATTCGTGTGTGGTGGCCGTCGCATCGACCTTATCGAGGTTCGATACGGCCCAGGTGTCCTCTGGGAACAAGTCCCAGATAACGTCCTCGAGGTCCTCGCGGATACCACCGCCCGAGGAGACCCCGAAGGTCTGTGATGTATTCGTCAGAACAGTCATTTACGTGTGACCTTTAGAGAATATTCCAACGAGGCGATTCTCGATTACTCGAGCTTTAGCGCCGGAATCATTGCCGGCAGCTTTCATGGCCTTGTTGAAATTGAGTTTGTTTGCGGTACCTTGAGGCATACGCTCGCTCGCGGCGCCGGGTTTGAGAACCCGATCGACGGCTTGATTGACCTTGCCGGTACCGGCCTTCACCTTGTCGAACTGCATGGCCTTGTAGACGATTTTGTAGGACCGCGGGTCAAGGAGGACGTTGTCGAGCTCGGGGTCAGTGAGACCTTCAGTCTTTGCGTAATCACGCATTGCCTTTTCGGTTTCCTCACTGAATCCCTGGATCGATTTGGACGCCAGCTCGCGCGATTTCCCTCTCAGCTCAGTCAGTTTGGCCTGCATGTTCGTGGTGAATTGCGATCGTTTGGAAGCGATCGAGTCTTGGAGTGCTTGTTTGCGCTCCTTGATGCTGTCCAACTCGATACGTTGGCGGAGCATCTGCTCAGCGGTCATGGCTGACCAGTCGAGTTTCCCTATCTGGGATAGATACGCGTCAATGACGCTGATTTCCTGTTGCTCGGGCGCTATCGATTCCGCGAATGCGGATTCCGTCTGCCGAGTCTGGAGTGTCTCGCGGAGCTGCTCGATACTTCGCCGCTGATCGGCGAGCTCCTGCGTCTTGCGCGTGTAGTCATCGGTGCGCATGACGGCTTCTTTCAAGCCCTTCGGCACCTTGATCGTCTGTCCTTCCCACTCGATATCCGCAAAGGCGTCGTCGACGGCCTGTTGCGTCTCTTCCTGTGTCTCACCGGCTGCAGCGGCTTCTTCCGCCTGGGATGGCAGGCCGAGACGGGACAGGATCTTGTCTTCGACCGACTGCTGGGGAGCTTGGTCGGTCGTTTCAGCTTCAAGACTCATCGGAAAAGGCCTCGCAATGGGTTGGATTTACGTTTCTCGGCTTCCGCCAGTTTGAACGCTTCCAGCTTTCCAGTGTTGATAGTGGTTTCCAGGTGTTGGCGGACGGCACGCAGGAGCTTCAGACACTTGCGTGCGTCTTCCGCCTGCTCGACGGCCGCAACGGGTGCGTTCTCGATCAATGTAATCAGACGTTGACGCACGATCTCGAAGGATTCTTCGAATAGCGGCGAATTGAGGATGGCTTTCGCCTTATCGGCACGCTCAATGGCGTTCATTGCATACCTATCACGCGGCCTGAATGGTCTTTAACCGCAGTCTGCTGGTGAATGACCTTGCCCTCGTGGTCGAGCACATCCACGCCCTCGATCTCTCCCTTGTTGTTCTTGCGCACTCGCTTGGTGCCCGTCGCAATCGCCACAGCCTTGTTGATACCGGGTGCAATAGAGCCGAGCGTCTTGTGTAGATCCGCCATCGCAGAGGTGTGCTCGGCGATCGAGGCATGCGCCTTATCAAGCGCGGCCTTCGTGGATCCGACGCCTTCTGTGGCTTTCTTCACCTCAGCGCCCAACGTATCGAGAATCGCACTGTGCGAGCTCTCGAGGTGCTTGATGGCGACTTCGTGAGCCTGCTGCTGGGTGGCGTTGATGATCCCTAAGCCCACATTCGAATCAATCGCGTACTTCTCGAGATTCGCCTTACGCTGACTCTCGGTCTCCTGCTGGATGAGCTCAGCTGCTTTGATCTTCTCTCGACTCTGGGAATCGATCTGCGCCTTCACAATCTCTGGCGGCGGAGGTGGCGGGGGCCTGGGCGGCATCTTGATCGGGTCAGTCCAGAATCGTTCGGGACTGGTGAAGTCCACCGCCTTGGTGAGCTCCATGAGCGTCGAGTAGTAGTTCTCCGGTGTCACGACCGGAAGCCCTAGCTGGAACGCTTCCACCTGCTTCTGCAGGATCGCCATGAGGCGGCCGATCTGCGCGTCTTTGTTACCCGCGGCGAAGGCGACGGCGATCTTGAAGCTCGTGCGCTTCTTCCAGGAGCCTGGATCGACCTCGACCCACTTCCCGGCGATCTGCATCATTTCGCGCTTGTGCCCCATCTTGAGCACCTGCTCGTGGATGATGGAGAACAAGTCCTCAATGGCAAACGCGAGAACACGTGCGATCTGCACCACTCTCTCGGCTGCCATACTCGAGAGCTGATTGACCGTACCGGGCTGGATGTTGTTGAGCTGGGCTGAATCGACGCCGGAGAATCCGTTATTGACGCCTGTGCGGTTCTGAGCGACCTGGGACATGTATTCCAGGCCCTCGACGGCCTGCGGGAATACGAACGGCATCTGCTCGTAGCGGATCTGGTTGATATCCGTTGCCCGGATAATTCCACCCGGGCGACTGATCAACGCATCGTCGATATTAACCTGCGTCTCGTTCAGGACCTTCTGCGGATTATTCGCGATATAGAGGTTATCCAAACCGCCGCGCAAGATGGCCGTCTTGATCCGCTGGATATCCGAGACCATGTCCGCAACGGCCACACCAAGATGGCGATGCGGCAAAGGACAGGCGACACCGGAGGCGACGGGGATCCGGCTGACTTCTTCCTGATACAGGATCCGTCGGCCGACCCGCATGATCTGCAGTAATTCGGCCTTACCGTCCCCGTCGTAATCGACACGGATCCAGATCATTCGCGCCTTGACCCGGCGCATCGAGGGATCCGTCGGCTTATAGCGCTCTAGACGGCGCTCACCGTATTGGTCTCGAGCGTAATCCTCTTCGGTGTAGATCTCAGGGTCATCCGCGACATCGGTCGGAATATCGAAACCCTGCTCACGAAGCTCCGTTAAGGTCGTCTCTTCCCAGTACTCGAAGTAGTTGCAGCGATCGTCTATACGCCACGAGAACGCTCTCTGGTCGACTTTTACGCGCTCCGGGGGGAGAACACGGATAGTGAGGTCTTTGCCCTCGCTGCTACGGCGTATGACGACGTCGTAGAGCATGGCCGGCATGGTCATCGGTTGGCCGGTTTCGTTGACCAATTGCTGTCCTGTGACCGGATCCATGACAGGATCGGGTGGGAGATCCGGCGCAGGATAGGACCTCGAGTCGATAAGCTGACAGGTGGGGTCCTGTAGCAGGTAGGCAATGCCCTCCTTGGTCTGCCCTTCGTACTTCTCGATATCGACTGAGCGTTTGCGGTCTCGGTAGACGAGGAAGTAAGCGTTCTTGGTCAGTAGCGCATCAGTCGCCCACTCCAGGAACAGATCAAACCACGGGTGCTTGGTCGTGACCATCCAGTTGAGATAGGCGGTCTCCTGCTTGGCGGGTTCCACGTCCGCCTCGTTCATAGGTGTCAGTGAGACGACATCGTCACCGTTGGCAAAGATCCGGCAGAGCGAGGGGAGAATCCATTGGATGGTTTCGAAGACTGATCGGTCTATGACGTTCGACTGACCTTCGGGCGCAGGATCAACGTTCTTGCCTAAGTACAGATCGATGTTGAGCGCACGCTCAGCCGATAGAGCGGCAGTCAGGTTCGAGAGATTCGACCCATAGGCGCGATTGTCCGCATCATCAATGGCCGCAATGAGCTGTACCTCGTCCATCGGCTTTGCGCCCACGGTCGGGGTCCCGGCATCGTCATAGCCGGGTGCGGACGAGCTGGCTTGAGCCATCAGGCAGTCTTTTTCTCAGGGAGCTTCAGCGTCTTGACGGGCGCCAGGACTGGGTTGTCCTGTGCTTTGTTTCGTTCCTCGAGCGCCTTCACGCGTGCTTCGAGTTCTTTCATCTTGGCAAACATCGCAGCACTCATATGCACCTCGTATCAATCATCGTCATCTTCTTCGTCGTCGTCGACCGTGGGAGCGCCGTTCAACGAGCAACAGGCCCGCTGGTACGTGCGGAAATCACCCTTGCCGCAATACAGATCGCGGCCTCTGCTGTCCTTCTGATACGCCTTGGAGGCATACGGACAGCGCCAGCAACCGAAGCCCACTCCGTTCTTGGCGACGCCATAGGAGGCAACCTCGGGGGATTTCTGTAGCAAGAGCATCTCGGGATCGCCCGCACAGAGGTTCTCCCAATCCCCACAGCTGCCGGCCTTTCGATCGATATAGTCGATCTTGACCAAAAGGCACTTCTCGCCGTTGGCCTGGTTGCACCGTCCGCAGTTGTAGTTTCCGAGCTCGTCGTAGGTGCGAGTCAGCCCCGTATAGGGATCAGCGAACTTGAAGTGACTGGCGAATCGGTCCCGATTGTGCTGCTCGATGACTTCCCGTTTAGGTCCAACCTGAGCCGGCTGCTTAAATAGGCCGTTCGCCAGCTTCTCGGGGGTAATGATCTCTCTGACTGGCGCACTTCCATTGTCCTGAGTCAGGATGGAACGCGACATCTTGAAAATGTCGGTCATCGCTTATGCGTAGGCTCTCTTGGGGTAAACGATGGGCTTGCGGAATGTGATCTCGTTAGCCATCTGATCGGCCACGATCGCCATGTACCGCAAGGCATCGGCGCCATGGCTGTATTCGTCGTGCAATGGACTCGAGGGCTCGTTCGTGCTCGAGGGAATCGAACGGCGATAGCGCTTCAAACAATCCACTAGCCGCCCTGCCCTATCTGCATCGATATAGAGCCGCGGGAATAACAGCCTCACCGCCTTAATTCCTTGCTCCACATCCATCTTCGGCACGATCTGCACGCGGCGACCGAGCTTCGTCAGGATCTCCTGCGTGCTCTGTCCCGTCTTGAAGTCCTTCGACTGACCGTCATGCGGTAGCCAGTCCGTGGCCCACCGGTATTTCATGGCCTCGAGATCACGTACGTAATCGACGAGCGTGCGGTGCGAGTCCTCGACGTAATCGATCACGCGCAGCTCGCTCGAGTGACGCTGGGCCAGGATAATCACCATCTTGTCGTTCCAGCCTAGATCCCACACCGTGTGTACGGTGAGCATCGGATCGTATGGAACTGGTCGGTAATGGCCGCTCGTGACGAGCTGAGCGACCTCCTGAGCGTAGATCGCGCCATCTACTGCGGCACGACACTCGCCTTCCCAGATGTTGCGATAGCCGATCGGATCACGCTCTTGGCAGGCAATGCGCTCCTGCTCGAGCACTTTCGGGAACCAGGGGTTATCGCGCCAGCTCATCGCAACGACGATGGAGTCCTTGGGCGGCTTCTGTACAAAGCGCGTGAAGGTCTCATCCGTATCCAGGTCTGGATTGAAGCTGATCCAGATTTCGGATTCTTCTTTGCGGATCGTCGGGATCAATACATCCCATGAGCGCTTGGTGACGACTTGGGCCTCCTCGACCCAGCACACATCCACGCCCTCGTACGACTTCAGGTTCTCGATCGATTGGCCGCGAATACCGGCGAAGAAGAACTCTGAGCCATTGCGGCCTTCGATCTTCGCTTCGGTCACCCGGTAGAAGGCACCGAGTCCCATGGCTTGAATCTGGTCGGACAGCAGTTTGTGAACGCTGTCCGCAATCGACTTCTGCACTTCGCGTGCGCAGAGAATGCGTAACGGCTTCTCTGCGGCTTTGACGAGTAACGCTCGCGCGATACCCCAAGATTTAGCTGCGCCACGACCGCCGTGTAGCGTCTTATATCGGCTAGGACGAAAGAGGCATTCGAGCTTCGGGGGAAACTCGATCGTCTGCTGGGTGGCGTCCAAAGGTCACCGCGAGGCCGAGTGGTGTGCCGTCCGCATCCTCGAGCTGGATTCCTTGCGAGGCCTTTCCATCGATACGATCTGCAATGTGATCAATCGCCCAGCGATCGCCTTCCATTGCGAGGGCGACAAGACGATCTGCAGCTTGGTCGAGTCCGGCATCCACGCTTGTTCCAGTGCAGCGCGCCAGTGCTCGTAAGATCGCTTCCCGCCATCGTTTGGCCTTGGCTGCATTTTGGTTACCGACTGGCGCGGCCATTGAGACAACTCATAAATGACTGATGCGACTGTCTTACGACTTGGTCGCCCCTAAAATCAATTACCCGGAAATCCATCCGCGAGTGAGAACGGATCCTGGCTCGCCTTGTGTCCCGGCTGCGGGTTGTAGTTCACTCCAGTGCCGGCAGGGAGGTTCTGGCCGGGAGCGTTGAAGCTCACATCGCCGGATGGGTTGTTCCATGCCTGGGTGCCGTAGGGAGAGGACTTCAGCAGGGAGTCTGTCCCAGCACGTTGACCTTGGTTGGATCCACCGAAGTGAGCTTCAACCGCGGCAGTACCGCGGGGGTCTTTGGACCGATTGATAAATTGACTCATAGGGTTCTCACATCAAAAGCGTGATGGCGTCGTCGTTGTGACGGTCATCGAGCTCCATCAGGAGCGCGATCTCCATATCGATATTCGCGCGTTCGTAGGTCTTACGGATCTCCTGGCGCGTCTCGGTGACCGCTTTGCGCAACTGAGGCGTATTCGTGGTGATCCGGGGAGGCGCGATCTTTTTAGGCTGCGCTGCCTGCGGTGCTTTCTGGGCAACTTGCTCGGCGAGGCGTTTCGCCTTATCGAGTATCTCAAGCGCTTCGGCGAGCGATCGGCATTCGAACGTGTGGCCGTCGATCTTGATCCGATAGATTTCGCGGATCCGCTTCCGGCCTGCATCGGCTGATGCGGATATGACCGATACCGTGATCTGACCGAGCGAAAAGGCTGCTGATAAGCCGCCTATGGAGACAGTCTGATCACCCGCTATGTTGGCGGAGATCGCTCCTTCCGCGGTATTGATCGACTGCCCGTTTAGAGCAATGTCGATTTTACCGCTCGGAGATCCCTCTGTTAGCGTGAGCGACTGGCCTTGAAGGGCATAGCTCGCTTGGGAGCTAAGAGTACCTTCAGAGCTCGAGATCGCCTGCCCTGCCGCGCTATAACTCAGCGTGGGCGTAATCGTCCCGAGAGTGGAGGCGATCGCCTGACCGGCTAGAGTCAGTGTCAGATCACCACCGGTCGAGGCGGTAATCGCGCCTTCGGTAAAGGCGATACTCTGACCCGTCAGGCCATACGAGACAGTCGGAACAATTGTCCCGAGGACCGAAGTAACAGCCTGTCCTACGGTAGCGTAGGACACCGCAGGGGAAATCGTACCAAGCGTCGAGGTGATCGACTGGCCTGAGACGCTATAGCTCACCGTATCGGTGATCGTTCCTTCCGTCGAGGTAACCGATTGGCCACCTAACGTGAACGTCGATCCACCAGCGGGCGCTAAAATCTCATAGAGCGCATAAGCCCATTGCGGTGTTCCAGGGCTATGGAAGTTAACCGTAACGGCGCCGGCCGCTCCCGAATTACTCGCCTTATAAGCTCGACCTCCAGAGGTCTGACCGGTCTGCGTGTAACCGTCGATCGTATCCGTGCTCGTCGGCGTACCGGCTGCCTGCCAGTCCACCGCGACACCGGCGACCTGAGATCCGCTGGCTGTCGTGGTGATAGACGGGCTTATGTTAGCCGTCGTGCTGGTGCTACCTCCTGTAGCGGCTCCAGTCTGACTCGTGGCCGCACCAGTCCACACATCACACCAGGCGGCAGCGTCGTTGGGAATAGCACCAGCCGTGCTTCCGGTCCCAGTGACACTGACCGTAACGGTAGTTGCGACACTCGAATTAACGAAGGCGCGCCAGACCGCAACCGATCCGCCACTCGCGTTAGCTTGGCTCTTGACGAGAGTCCAAGATCCTAGCCCACCGCCTGTATTGGTGGGATTACTGAAAGTGGGCGAAGCTGCCGTGCTATTGATGCACGCGGAGCAGTAT